AAACCAACCTTTAAGAAAATGCAGATTTCATCGCTGCATGGCATTCTTTCGCCTTTTTAAAGGATGGAAAACCATGCTGGTCGGCTACGTTAGGGTGTCAACAAATGAGCAAAACACGGCATTACAACGAAACGCGTTAGAAAGCGCAGGATGTGAGCTGATATTTGAAGACAAGATAAGCGGCAAAACATCGGAAAGGCCGGGACTTAAAAAGGTATTAAAGACCCTGACTGCGGGTGACACACTGGTCGTTTGGAAACTTGACCGGCTGGGGCGGAGCATGCGCCATTTGGTCACATTGATAGAAGAATTACGCCAGAAAGGTATTAACTTCCGTAGTCTAACCGACAGTATTGATACATCGACTCCAATGGGGCGGTTTTTCTTCCACGTTATGGGGGCGCTGGCAGAAATGGAGCGTGAACTCATTGTAGAGAGAACACGCGCAGGGCTTGAGGCCGCGAGATTGCAGGGCCGTATTGGTGGGCGTAAACCAAAGCTCACGATTGAGCAATGGGAGCAGGCTGGTCGGCTTATCGCGGCGGGAGTCACGCGCTCAAAAGTCGCCATTATTTTTGATGTTGGCATTTCCACGCTTTATAAAAAATTTCCTGCATCGAGCGAGGGCGATCCGATGTTGTGCCAGACAACAACCATTCCTGATAAATAGCCCCTCAACAGACCAGCCAGGACAATGACACTCGCCCACTAACCACGGAGTTAACCGGATGAGTGATTTTCACCACGGCGTGCAGGTGCTTGAAATTAACGACGGCACCCGCGTCATTTCTACGGTCGCGACCGCAATCGTCGGCATGGTCTGTACGGCCAGCGATGCAGACGAAGCGACATTCCCCCTCAACAAGCCGACCCTGATTACCAATGTGCAGAGCGCAATTGCGAAAGCCGGTAAAAAAGGAACGCTGGCTGCATCCCTGCAGGCCATCGCCGACCAGTCAAAGCCCGTCACTGTTGTCGTGCGTGTTGCCGAAGGTGTTGACGATGACCCGGATGCGGCGCAGGCACAAACCATTTCCAATATCATCGGCGGCACGGATGAAAATGGTCAGTACACTGGCCTGAAAGCATTGTTGACCGCAGAAGCGGTGACCGGCGTTAAGCCCCGCATTCTCGGCGTGCCGGGTCTCGATACGCTGGAAGTGGCGACCGCGCTCGCGTCCGCGTGTATCAGCCTGCGTGCGTTTGGCTACATCAGTGCGTGGGGTTGTAAGACCATTTCTGAGGCCATCGAATATCGCGAGAATTTCAGCCAGCGCGAGCTGATGGTCATCTGGCCTGATTTCCTGTCATGGGATACCACGGCGAACGCTACCGAGACCGCCTATGCTACGGCGCGTGCACTTGGCCTTCGCGCCTATATCGACCAGACGGTCGGATGGCATAAAACCTTATCGAACGTCGGCGTGCAGGGCGTCACCGGTATCAGTGCCTCAGTCTTTTGGGATTTGCAGGCATCCGGCACCGATGCTGACCTGCTCAACGAGGCGGGGGTGACGACGCTGGTGCGCAAGGATGGTTTCCGCTTCTGGGGTAACCGTTGCTGCTCTGACGACCCGCTTTTCCTGTTTGAGAACTACACCCGCACTGCGCAGGTGCTGGCCGACACGATGGCCGAGGCGCATATGTGGGCAGTCGATAAACCCATCACCGCCACGCTAATTCGCGACATTGTCGACGGCATCAATGCCAAATTCCGCGAGCTGAAATCGAACGGCTACATCGTGGATGGCGAATGCTGGTACGACGAAGAGTCGAACGACAAGGAAACCCTCAAGGCCGGAAAACTGTATATCGATTACGACTATACGCCGGTTCCGCCACTGGAAAGTCTGACCCTGCGCCAGCGTATCACCGATAAATATCTGGTGAACCTGTCCGAATCGGTCAACAGCTAAGGAGCCTGAAACAACATGTCACTTCCCCGCAAACTTAAATATTTGAACATGTTCAATGACGGCCTCAGTTACATGGGCATCGCTGAATCCGTAACTCTGCCAAAGATTACCCGCAAGCTCGAAAACTATCGCGGCGGTGGTATGAATGGTTCCGCCTCGATTGACCTCGGTCTCGATGATGATGCGCTGACGCTTGAGTGGTCGCTCGGTGGCCTGCCTGATGTGGCGCTGTGGGCGCAGTATGCCGCACCGGGTGCCGATGCTGTACCGCTGCGTTTTGCGGGCTCCTATCAGCGCGACGATACCGGCGAGATTATCCCGGTTGAAGTGGTGATGCGCGGTCGCCACAAAGAAATCGACGGCGGTGAACTTAAGCAGGGGGAAAACACGTCGACCAAACTGACAACCGTCTGCACTTACTACCGCCTCACGATTGACGGTAGCGACATTATCGAAATCGACGTCGTGAACATGGTCGAGAAGGTGAACGGCGTCGACCGACTGGAACAACACCGCCGCGCTATCGGCTTGTAATTTACCGCCCGGTCGGCACTGCTGGCCGGTTATAAATCCCTATTCAGCGAAGAGTAAACATCATGGCAAAAGCAAAAAGCACGGCACCTGAGTTTGTCGACAACGCAGGCACAGAAATCGAAAGCGTAAACCCGAACGTCGTCACTCTCGACACGCCAATTAAGCGCGCCGGTCAGACGATTGATAAGGTCACCCTGATTGAACCGAACGCCGGAACCCTGCGCGGTGTCAGTCTGGCGGCGGTGGCACAGTCCGAAGTTGATGCGCTGATTAAAGTCCTGCCGCGCATGACCTATCCCGCGCTCACCGAAACCGAGCTTTCAGCAATGAAACTGCCCGACCTGCTGCAACTTGCCGGTAAGGTGATTGGTTTTTTGTCACCGGCTTCGGCGCGCTGAATTTCCCCCCGACCCTGTCGGTCGATGACCTGATGGCGGATATCGCAGTGATTTTTCACTGGTCGCCATCAGAGCTCTACTCCTTGAGCCTGACCGAGCTCATCACATGGCGCGACAAGGCGCTGCAGCGTAGCGGAAACCACAATGAGCAATAACTTAAGACTTGAGGTTTTGCTGAAAGCGGTCGACCAGGCGACCCGACCGCTTAAATCCATTCAGACCGCGAGTAAAACCCTGACGGGGGATATTCGCGAGACACAAAAAGGGCTGCGAGACCTGAACGGTCAGGCGGCGAAAATTGACGGTTTTCGCAAAGCCAGTGCACAACTGGCGGTGACCGGCCAGTCACTGGAAAAGGCGAAGCGGGAAGCCGAAGAGCTTGCGACTCAGTTTAAAAACACCGAACGGCCAACGCGCGCGCAGGCGCAAGTGCTGGAATCAGCAAAACGCGCTGCTGATGGCCTGCAGGTGAAATACAACAGCCTCACAGAATCCGTGAAGCGCCAGCAACGTGAACTGGGTGCCGTGGGAATTAATACCCGCAATCTGGCGAATGACGAGCGCGGTTTAAAAACCCGCATCAGCGAGACAACGGCACAGCTCAACCGGCAACGCGAGGCACTGGCGCGGGTCAGTGAACAGCAGGCGAAATTAAACCGGGTCAAAGAGCGTTACCAGAAAGGGAAGGATCTCGCCGGGAACATGGCGGCGGCCGGGGCTGCCGGGGTCGGTATCGCGACGGCTGGCACGATGGCCGGGGTCAAGCTGATGATGCCAGGCTTCGACTTTGCGCAGAAAAATTCCGAGCTGCAGGCCGTGCTCGGGGTCGGTAAACAGTCGCCAGAAATGCAGGCACTACGTAAACAGGCGCGCCAGCTCGGCGACAACACTGCCGCCTCTGCGGATGATGCAGCCAGCGCACAAATTATTATCGCGAAAGGTGGTGGCGATGCTGCCGCCATTCAGGCCACAACGCCGGTGACCTTAAACATGGCGCTAGCCAATCAGCGCACGATGGAAGAAAACGCCGCGCTGTTGATGGGGATGCGCTCTGCGTTTCAGCTTTCTAATGACAAGGTTGCGCATATTGGCGACGTTCTGTCGACGGTAATGAATAAAACCGCTGCCGATTTCGACGGGCTCAGTGATGCGCTGACTTATGCCGCGCCGGTGGCTAAAAACGCCGGTGTCAGCATTGAAGAAACGGCTGCAATGGTGGGCGCACTTCATGACGCCAAAATCACCGGCTCGATGGCGGGAACCGGGAGCCGCGCGGTATTAAGTCGTCTGCAGGCACCCACCGGCAAAGCCTGGGATGCGCTCAAAGAGCTGGGCGTCAAAACCTCCGACAGCAAAGGCAATACACGCCCAATATTTACCATCCTCAAGGAAATGCAGGCCAGTTTTAAGCGCAACAACCTCGGCACCGGCCAGCAAGCTGAATACATGAAAACGATATTCGGTGAGGAAGCCAGCTCATCAGCCAATGTGCTGATGGCTGCAGCGGCCAGCGGAAAACTTGACCAGCTCACCGCCGCACTGAAAACCTCGGACGGTAAAACCGAGGAACTGGTTAAGGTGATGCAGGATAACCTCGGCGGCGACTTCAAAGAATTTCAGTCTGCTTATGAGGCGGTCGGCACTGACCTTTTTGACCAGCAAGAGGGCGCGCTGCGTAAACTCACCCAGACTGCTACGGGGTATGTTTTAAAACTCGACGGCTGGATCCAGAAAAACAAAGACCTCGCACAGACTATCGGCATTATCGCCGGTGGTGCGCTGGCGCTGATTGGCATCATTGGCGGGATTGGACTCGTTGCATGGCCGGTGGTGATGGGGATTAATGCCATCATTGCCTCCGCTGGCGTGCTGGGTACGGTCTTTACGGTAACCGGTAGCGCCATTGTGACCGCGCTTGGGGCGATTACCTGGCCGATTGTGGCAATCGGGGCGGCTTTCGTCGCGGCAGCGCTGCTCATCCGCAAATATTGGGAACCCATCAGCGCATTTTTCTCGGGGGTGATTGAAGGCATCATGACTGCCTTTGCGCCAGTCGGGGAAATGTTCGCTCCGCTGGCGCCCATCTTTGACGGCCTTGGGGAAAAGCTGCGCGGTGTCTGGCAATGGTTTAAGGACCTGATAGCACCAGTCAAGGCCACGCAGGAAACGCTCGATAGCTGCAAAAATGTTGGCGTCGTTTTTGGTCAGGCGCTGGCATCCGCCCTGATGGCACCATTGAACATGTTCAACAAGCTGCGCAGCGGAGTCGACTGGCTTCTCGAAAAGCTGGGCATTATTAATAAAGAGTCGGAAAACCTCGACCAGACCGCCACTAAAACCAATGCAGCCACGCAGGGTAATTCCTACATTCCTGCCACCAGTAGCTATGGCGGTTATCAGGCTTATCAGCCCGTCACCGCACCGGCTGGGCGGTCTTACATCGACCAGAGCAAAAGCGAATACAACATCACGTTGCCGGGTGGCGTAGCGCCGGGTCATCAGCTTGACCGCCAGCTACGCGACACACTCGAACAGATTGAACGTGATAAACGCGCGCGCCAGCGTGCCAGCATGCGCCATGACTGAGGGAGGATAAAACGATGATGTTAGCGCTTGGAATGTTTGTGTTTGAACGCCGCACGCTGCCCTATCAGTCAATGCAGCATTCAAAAGATTACCGATGGGTATCAAATGATCGGGTCGGCAAGCCGCCTGCGTATCAATTTCTTGGCGAGGGGGAAACCTCCCGTCAACTTGGCGGGACACTTTACCCGGCCATTACCGGCGGCCGGATTACCCTGCGAGCGGTTGAGCTGATGGCCGATGAAGGTAAAGCGTGGCCGTTAATTGAGGGAACGGGTGACATTTTCGGGATGTATATCGTCGATAAGGTATCGACCACGCACACTGAATTTTTCAGTGACGGCGCGGCCAGAAAGATTGAATTCACACTTTCACTGAAACGTGTCGACGACTCCCTGACGGCGATGTTTGGTGACCTCAATAAACAGGCCAGTGACCTTCTCGGCGCTGCCGGTAACCTGACAGGGCAATTGCAGGGCGCGCTCGGAGGGCTGACAGGATGATAACAGGCATGACCATTGATGCCGGTGCTACCCTCGCACCGGCATTCATGCTGACACTGAATAGCCAGGACATTACCAGTAATTTTAGTGATAGGCTGATTTCACTGACCATGACCGATAATCGCGGTTTTGAAGCTGACCAGCTCGATATCGAGCTCGATGATACTGACGGAAAAGTCGAGTTACCCCTGCGCGGGGCAGTGCTGACACTGTGGCTTGGCTGGCTGGGTTCGGCGCTGCTCAATAAGGGCAATTTTACAGTCGATGAAATCGAACATCGGGGCGCACCAGATACCCTGACCATCCGGGCGCGTAGTGCTGACTTTCGCGGAACGCTCAATTCCCGGCGTGAAGAGTCATGGCACGACACCACCCTCGGTGAACTGGTCAGCACGATTGCAAAGCGCAACAAACTGACGGCCAGAGTCGCGGAATCTCTCAGTGCAATCGCGGTACCACACATCGACCAGTCGCAGGAATCCGACGCCGTATTTCTGACCCGGCTGGCTGACCGTAATGGCGCAGCGGTCTCGGTGAAAGCGGGGAAGTTGCTGTTTCTGAAAGCGGGTAGTGCAGCGACAGCCAGCGGGAAACCCATTCCTCAATTGACACTGACCCGCAGTGATGGCGACCGCCACCAGTTTGCTATCGCAGACCGTGGAGCTTATACCGGTGTGACGGCGAAATGGCTGCACACTAAAGACCCGAAGCCGCAAAAGCAGAAAGTGACGTTGACCCGAAAACCAAAAGAGCAACACCTGCGCGCACTGCAGCACCCAAAAGCGAAGCCTGTCAGCAAAAAGACCGCGGCGAAAAAGGAGCAAGAAGCACGCGAGGGTGAGTATATGGCCGGGGAAGCCGATAACGTGCTGGCGCTGACGACAATCTACGCCTCAAAAGCGCAGGCAATGCGCGCCGCTCAGGCTAAGTGGGATAAATTGCAGCGTGGCGTTGCGGAGTTCTCAATCTCGCTGGCATACGGTCGCGCCGATTTATTCCCTGAGACACCGGTGCGGGTTTCAGGCTTTAAGCGCGTCATAGACGAGCAGTCATGGTTAATCAGTAAGGTAACGCATAATCTGAATAATAATGGCTTCACGACGGGCTTAGAGCTTGAGGTTAAGCTTTCTGACGTGGAGTACAGTACAGAATCGGATGAACAATAAAATATATTCACTATAAGTGAATTAATGATTATCATTGATTCATTATTTGTGAGTAATGGGGTGAGTTATGTTTCATTGTCCGAAGTGCCATCATGCCGCACATGCACGAACAAGCCGCTATTTAACCGACAATACGAAAGAGCGCTACCACCAGTGCCAGAACATCAACTGTAGTTGCACGTTTATGACAATGGAAACGATAGAGCGCTTTATTGTTACTCCGGGAGCAGTCGAACCGGCACCGCCTCACCCAGCTGTGAATGGTCAGCGGCCATTGTGGTTCTAAATTATCATTGGCATCAAGCCCGCTAAATGCGGGTTTTTACCTTGATCTTCCGATGATTACGCTTTTTTCGGTACAGAATTTATATAGAGCTTTTATGTCGCTATTGATAGATTTAAGTTCAGCTAGTGCATAGCCAGAAAACCCTAGCATCAAATTGTCTACGTGGATCCTTTCACCAGTATGATGAATATCAACAATAGAATCTCTCAGATGTCTAAGCTCTAGCGCTGCTTCATATGCAGACTCGAGATGCTCATAAAACTCAGCATCATGTTTTACGACGTCGTACATGAATTTTTTAAAAACGTCTGCGTGTGCTTGAGGCAAAGTCCCTCCCTCCATTCCCTGTTCACCTCCAGTAATTTCATAAGTTGTTTTACCTGAGGGTGTAGTCAAGATTGATAGTTCGTAGGGACAGTTTTCAGCATCTTCTTCATAAGGCTTGAATGTCCTGCACAGGTTTTCTATCTGAGAGCTCAGATACCAATTAAGTTCGCATTCGCGAGCAAAGATTTTTTTAAGTGCAGAAATTTCGTTTTCTTTATTTCTTTTCTTCCTCTTTGATTCTAGGTGTTCCTTTATCAAGAAAATCATGATGGTAATGAACGCAGATGCAGGGATAACACCACTATGTGTAAGCCAGCTACTGACTGTTGATAGGAGTCCAGAGACAAATTCCATGAATTATCCACCGCCATTTTATCGCCACTCAAAAAGCAGATAACAAAAAGGCCACTTGTGAAAGTGGCATAACTGTATGTATTTACTGACTAAATTTGGTGGCCCCTGTTGGGTTTGAACCAACGACCAAGCGATTATGAGTCGCCTGCTCTAACCACTGAGCTAAGGGGCCGTGGCGGGGAATTATAATGGAACTCGGGGTGCCAATCCAGTAAATGCGCTACGGGTGCTGTTTTTATAAACAATGGCTAATCAATCCCTTATACTTTCCCCACTATCCATTCAACTGAGTCATACAATGGTCAGCGATATTCTTCAACCTGGACTGCGAGTCGTGTTCTGTGGAATCAATCCGGGCAAGTCCTCCGCCCATCTTGGGTTGCCTTTTGCCCATCCCGCCAACCGTTTCTGGAAAATTCTCCATCTGGCCGGATTTACTGACCGACAATTGAAGCCTGAAGAGGCACAGCAACTGCTGGATTACGGCTGTGGCGTGACCAAACTGGTCGAGAGACCGACGGTACAGGCGAATGAGGTCGCACTGCACGAACTGCGAGAGGGCGGTCGGGGACTGATTACCAAGATGCAGGACTATCAGCCAAGGGTGCTGGCTATTCTGGGCAAGCAGGCTTTTGAACAGGCGTTCAGTCAGCGCGGGGCGAAATGGGGCAAGCAGGAGGTGACGGTGGGAGATACTGAGGTGTGGATCTTGCCTAACCCGAGTGGGTTAAGCCGCATTACCCTGGATAAGCTGGTTGAGGCGTATCGTGAACTCGATGAGGCGTTGGTCGCGAGAGGACGATGAGACTGGTGGATTCGCCAACCAGTCTCAATCGCTCAGATTACAGCTGACTCGCCTGCGCGACCATGGCCTGGCCTAAGGTGCTTTCAATTTTGTAGCACAGCGTTTTCATGCGGGAGTCATAGACGCTCATCACCAGCTCGTTAATTTTAGGGTTGAGATCGTCTCTCACAGTGAGAAATTGACTGGTTTTACTGATTAGCTCACTCATTTCACTGCTGTATTTATTCCAGCTACGTTGATCGTAGGATTGCAGAGCAGAGAGTTCTTTAGTGCAGGTTTCGTTTGCGGTCAGGCTGACGGTGTTTTCCACTGCGGCTGGCTGAGTAGCTTGTGGAGCGGCTGTTTCAGCGGGTAATGGGGTAACCAGCGATTTTTGCCCGGTCTGTGATTTGTTGACACATCCGGCCAACACGAGGCATAGCACCAAAAAGCCTGCTCTTTTCATTTGCATGGGGTCCCAGAAACGTTATGAATCAGTGTGATATTTATTTGTTCAGATCCCTGAAAAATACCTGTGAAACATACTCATGACAACCTTATTTTACCGGAAACATTTGTTCGGTAGATAATTAGGCTCAGAACGCGGAAAAAAAAGACCGCACCCTGGGGTGCGGTCCTTATATGGCGAGACGACTGCGACGAATTAATCGTCCAGGAAACTACGCAGCACTTCAGAACGGCTCGGGTGGCGCAGTTTGCGCAGGGCCTTCGCTTCAATCTGACGGATACGTTCGCGGGTAACGTCGAACTGTTTACCCACTTCTTCCAGAGTATGGTCGGTATTCATGTCGATACCGAAACGCATACGCAGTACTTTCGCTTCACGCGCGGTGAGACCGGCCAGCACGTCGTGCGTTGCCGCACGCAGGCTTTCGGTGGTTGCAGAATCCAGCGGCAGCTCGAGGGTGGTATCCTCGATGAAATCACCCAGATGCGAATCTTCATCGTCACCGATCGGTGTTTCCATGGAGATAGGCTCTTTGGCGATTTTCAGCACTTTACGGATTTTGTCTTCCGGCATCAGCATGCGCTCGGCCAGCTCTTCTGGCGTCGGTTCACGACCCATTTCCTGCAGCATCTGGCGGGAGATACGGTTGAGTTTGTTGATAGTCTCAATCATATGCACCGGAATACGGATGGTGCGCGCCTGATCCGCGATGGAGCGGGTGATAGCCTGACGGATCCACCAGGTTGCATAGGTGGAGAACTTGTAACCACGGCGGTATTCGAACTTATCAACGGCTTTCATCAGGCCGATGTTGCCTTCCTGAATCAGGTCGAGGAACTGCAGACCACGGTTGGTGTATTTCTTAGCGATAGAAATAACCAGACGTAAGTTCGCTTCAACCATCTCTTTCTTCGCACGGCGGGCTTTCGCTTCACCAATGGACATGCGACGGTTGATATCTTTAACCTGCTCAATGGTCAGGCCGGTTTCTTCTTCAATCTGTTGCAGTTTCTGCAGGCCGCGCTGTACGTCGTCTTTCACGTCGTTCAGTTTTTCAGACCACGGCTTGTTCATTGCGACGGCAGCGTTGAACCAGGTTTCGCTGGTTTCGTTGCCGGTGAACAGGGTGATGAAGTTTTTCTTAGGCATTTTGCACTGTTCAACACACAGCTTCATGATGATACGTTCCTGAACGCGAACGCGCTCCATCATGGTACGCATGCTGTTGACCAGATAATCGAACTGTTTTGGCACCAGGCGGAACTGTTTGAAGACTTCAGACAGTTTCTGGATCTCTTCCTGAGCAGCAGCGTGGCTACGGCCTTTGGCTTTGATGGTGTCACGCGCCAGTTCATACTGAGTGCGCAGTTCGCCGAATTTTTCGCGAGCCAGTTCCGGATCGATGCTGTTATCGTCGTCGCTAGAATCGTCGTCTTCTTCTTCGTCTTCCTCTTCGTCGTCGTCCATCTCTTCCTGAGAGAGTTCAGAGCCGACGTGAGTGGCGGTTGGGGCCAGATCTTCTTCAGCGTTTGGATCAACGAAGCCGGTAATTAAATCGGACAGGCGAGCTTCCGCCGCTTCAACGCGATCGTATTGCTCAAGCAGATAGGTGATGGCTTCCGGGTATTCCGCAACGGAGCACTGAACCTGGTTGATGCCGTCTTCAATACGCTTAGCGATGTCGATTTCGCCTTCGCGAGTCAGCAGTTCAACGGTACCCATTTCGCGCATGTACATGCGCACCGGGTCGGTGGTACGCCCGATTTCAGATTCGACGCTGGACAGCACCTGTGCGGCAGCTTCTTCCGCATCTTCGTCGGTGTTGTTTGAGTTTTCAGCCAGCAGGAGATCATCGGCATCAGGTGCTTCTTCCATCACCTGAATGCCCATGTCATTGATCATTTGGATGATGTCTTCGATCTGATCGGAGTCGACGATATCTTCCGGCAGATGGTCATTGACCTCGGCATAGGTCAGATAG